GCTACAATTGCAGCCTGTTTTAGGGCGTAATACCGTGCAGTGTGTTCTTTGCGCGTCGTGGAGGCTATACACACGGCATAGGCTGTCAATACCGCGGATTTGTATAATGTTTCTGATTTGATAAGAAAATCTTGTTTGGTCATTTGGTCACCCCTGCATATATCCCTATTAGACATAGAGCATCGTAAACCTTGGTTGCGCTCCACACTTCCGGATGTGCCATTATCTCTTGTCTAATTACACTTGGATTCGCTATATATGCAGATAGAGATATATTCCGGTCATACATTTTCTCACAATAATTATCCCACGGATCAATTATCGTAACCACACACTCACTCGGTTGTGGTTGTTCATTCAATAATCTAAGACATATTTTCCCGGTGTCGAGTACCTGTATTTCTTGTTGTCCAGGTATGCCTTCCAGCAGGGCTATGTGCAGTTCTCTTGCGTCGATTCTATCAAGAATGTTTTTGTTGGTCATTTGGTCACCTCCGTTGATGTGAATAATACTCCTTGTTTGTAGTACTCTATTGCTAAAGGTAATATTATATCTGTTCCGAATCTGTTTTTCATGGCATTTGTAATGTTTGCGATTGTTGCATTTGCGCTTGTAATACCTTTACATTTCAATATTGCTTGTATGTGTTGCAATGGTGTCATTTTACAGAATTGTTTTTGGGTCATTTGGTTACCTCCGAAAAAAATTAAATGATGATTTTTTGTTTTTCATCATCTAATTAAGAAGGTAACACATGCGATATCTTTTGTCAAGCTTTTTTTTAAAATAATTAAAGTTTTAATTTGTTATGTTAAAAGGAATTAAAAGCAGGCTAAAAATTGTCTTATTTTGTTAAGTAGTTTGTTAAGTAGTTTTAATAAAAAGAAATAAATCACTTTGGGTTGTATAATAAATCATACAACCTAAAAAATAAGATACTATTGCACTTGACATTTGTGTAGTAGTGTGTATAGTATGTAGGAAAGGAGAAAAAACGGTGTGCTTACAGAGAAACAACAGGCGAAAATTGCTATATGCAATCAGTATCTTACTAATCCTCGCTACACTCTGGATAGCCTTGCCGCAAAGCTGTCTATATCCCGTACCACGGTTGCAACCGCTATCAGGTGGGGGAAACAACGGGGATATTTCATTACAGACAATTCCGAAAAACTCCGACGAAATATTATTGACATACAATCAACCCTGGAAATCCTTGAGAAAGAGTACGCAGCGGTATGGAAAGAAGATCAACGAAGGCGGCGAGCAGAGCACAAGCGGAATATTGAGCTTAAGCGGCAAGGTGAGTCACCTAAGAATATCCATTTTAGCCTCACCAGGACACTCACAGGGCTTTCCAAGCGCATACTTGAATACAAAACACGTATCATGGAGCTTGAAGGTCTCTACGGCCGTTTACACGAGGGTCTCATGCCAACTGATAACAAGTTATCGGACCCTCTTGTGCAAATGCTTATTCAGGTTACAGGTCCGGTGTACAATATTAAGATATCCGGGAATGGCAAGAACGGGACCAACGGGACAAATGGCCACGGAAAGAAGGGTTTCAGTGCAAACTCGAAGTGAAGCAAAAGAAGGGTATAGACAGTTATTTCTTGCTGCACAAAAGACAGATCAGGTCCGGGAAGTAACCAGGGAGTTGGGCAAGCGGGACTTGTTTTACCTGCTTGTGTTTATCCTAAACCGACCGGATGCGGATAATGACTGGTGTTTTGCCAGGGCAAGGGAGATACAAGCCAATCCGTATGGATTTCTTGACTTGTGGGCGAGAGAGCATTATAAGTCAACTCTCATCACCTTTGCGAAAACAATACAAGATATTATCAATTACCCGGAATGGACAACCGGGATATTTTCATTTACACGTCCTATTGCAAAAGCTTTCTTGAATCAGATTAAAGTTGAGTGTGAATCTAACCCTAAGCTGCCTTATTTATGGTCAGAGGTGTTCTGGAACGATCCTAAGAAGCAAGCACCTACATGGTCTCTTGATGGTGGGCTTATCTTTAAGCGGAAAGGAAATCCTAAAGAATCGAGTATTGAGGCATGGGGCTTAGTTGATAGTCAACCTACAAGTAAGCATTTCTTCAAGCGGATCTATAATGACATCGTAACAATTAAGGGTGTGAACACTCCTGATATGATTAAGAAGACTACTGACGCATGGGCTATATCAAACAATCTTGGTGTAATAGGTGGTGTAGTACAGGGGGAGGGCACCTTTTACCATTATGCGGATACATGGAGGGAAGTCATCAAAAGAGGGGCTTTAGTTCCTCGCATATATCCTGCGACCGAAGACGGAACACTGGAAGGGAAACCCGTACTATGGACCCGTGAACAGTTAGCTGAAAAAGTGGCTATTATGGGACCGTACGTGGCCGCATGTCAATTATTCCTTGAACCTGTTATGGACAAGGCGCAAGGTTTCAAGGGTGAGTGGCTACGGTACTGGAATCCGGCAAATTTCAAGAATATGAATATTTATATTCTTTGTGATCCAGCCGGAGAAAAGAAAAAAGAGAATGATTATACTTGCTTTGCTGTCATAGGTTTAGGGATTGACAAAAATTATTATGTGATCGAATGGATACGGGACCGGCTTAATTTAGTTGAACGTGCAAATATTTTGTTCTATCTCCACCAAACTTATTCACCTAAGTTGATAGGTTATGAGAAGGTCGGGAAAGATAGTGATATTCAGCATTATGAAGACCGAATGAAACGGGATAATTACCGATTTTCTTTAGAACCACTACACAAACGTTTACCAAAATCGGATAGAATCAAAAAACTTATTGCTATTTTTAGTGCAGGTAGGTTTTTTCTCCCGGAACGGTGTGTAAGGCAGAACTATGAAGGCGTAATGGAAGACTTAACAGTAATATTCCGGGATACAGAGTACTTTGCTTGGCCTTATTGCGAACATGAAGACATGCTCGACTGTATGGCTGATATCCTACACCCGGACATGCATGCAACTTTCCCGCAAGGGCAGTTGATAGACGTATTCGATAATATAAGGGGTAATGAGCATGAGCAATATGACCCACTGCATAGACGAAGTTAGAATACATCAGTGTGAATACTGTAATAAGATTTTTATGAGAATAGGAGAAAAAGGATTATCATGTATGAAAAATCATACGTCTTGTTGTCACTGTGGAGAAACAGAGATTAGCAAGAAACACTATAAATTTATTATAATTGCATTGCGCAAAGGATAGATTGAATGAACGATAGCAAGAAACTTGCTCAAAAGATAATCACAAAACAGGGAATGCTTGCCGAGAAACGCAGGAAGTGGGAAGAAGTATGGGAAGAAGTTGCAGACTATCTACTTCCGTACTTTGATTTCTATATTGCGAAAAACCTCAAAGCCAGGGGGCAAAAGCCAGGCACTCTGATTTATAATGGTTCTCCTATTAACGCCAGTCAGTTCTTTGCGAACGGGTTGCAGGGCTACCTGGTATCATCTAATATGACATGGTTCCGTACACAGATGGAAAATGATGCAATAGACGATCTCCCGGAAGTACGGGAATGGTTGCAGGAAGTGGACCGGATATTCTATTCAGAGTTTCAGAAGACCAATTTTTACAGTTCAATCAACGAGTTTTTCCGTGTCGGTGGTACAATCTGTACATCAACCCTGTACATAGAAGAGGATATGGACGAAAAGAAAATTGTTTTTAACAACCGGCATCCTTACGAAATTTTTATCGATGTCAATAAATACAACCAGGTAGATACTGTTTACCGGAAGTTTAAGGTTACGGCCAGGGTTGCAGAACAGCAGTTCGGTAAAGATAACCTAACTAAAAATATTTTAAAAGCTCTGGATAATCAGGATGATATGGAGTTTGAGTTTATCCATGCAGTAGAACCGAGAGAAGAGCGGAAAGAATGGAAACTTGACGCGAAAAATAAGAAGTTTGCTTCCTGCTATGTGTGTTTAGATGATGCAGATATTATTTCCGAGAGTGGATATGATTTACTTCCTTACGCAATATGGCGTCCTGAAAAGAATCATCATCAGATTTATGGTGGAGGTCCAGGTATTAACGCTCTTGTCGATATTATGGGGTTGAATCAGGTCACAAAAACTCTGCTTATGTCTGCACAACAGGCAGTCAACCCGGCTATGCAGACGAATGAGACCATGAAAGGCAAGGTGAGAATATCCCCCGGGGGTATAAGCTATTATGCCAGGGCTGAGGAAAGAATAGAACCGGTTCACGTTCCTTCACAGTTTCCTTTTGGGAAAGACCGTGAAGACAAGATGGAATATATCATTAGGAAACATTTCTTTGTCGATTTTTTCATAATGCTTGAAAATATCGAGAGACAAATGACAGCAACTGAGATCATGGA